TTCATCGCGTCTTTACACTTCTCGTTTAAGAACATGTTCATGTTGAAGGTTGGATTGTTACAGTTGGTGATGGTATTATGGCTATTCGTGTTGGTGTTGGTGTTGGTGTTGTTATTGGTTGTGTTTGATAATATGCCACTTTTACAGAATTCCATCATTTTGGTTTGAAATTCTGTATTCTGTTGAATCAAAAGCAACATCGCATTTCTTAATTCTTGATTTGCGGTTGTTAGTTCTTGGTTTGCGGTTGTTAATTCTTGGTTTTTTGATACAACATCGGAGACATATTCTTGTGATACAGCGTTGCGAACCTCAGCAGTTGAAGCAGTTGATGCACTCGATTCGTCCTTGCCAGAACACACATTTTTATGCTTATAAATGCTCGTCCTATGTTTGAATTCTTTTTTACATAAAGGGCATGTATATTTATGGCCTGTCGTTGTCGATGATTCATGCGTATTTGTGTGGTATTGGACATTCTTATTATGTTTGGGTGTATTAACATGTCGTTCATAGTCGGTTTTATTACTCGACGTAAAATCACACAAATTGCAAACGTAACTGGTTTTTAGTTTATGGTATTCCATGGATGTATTCTTTATATTTTATATTACGACAAAAAATACGCCTAAATATACGACCAACGCTTTCCGCGGACGGTTCGTAAAAAAAGACAGTCACAATATTTTTTATCGAAAAATCGCATTTGTGAGCATAATGGTCACAACCGTCTTTTTTGATGTTTTGAAAATCGCGTTTCAAAACTTCCACGCGCAAAGGCCAAAATGGACATTTATTTGGACATTTCTTACGGACGACAAAAATACGCAAATATCGCGGGTTCGGCAATACATACATATTGGAATATTATAGTAAGCCAAACCATTTGTGGTGTCATATTTACAATACTACATATAATACGCTTGTGTGTTTTTCCATCCCCCATAATCGTCAATTCCAATCTGTAAAATTCCCGATTTGTGTGAATTTTCACGATTTTGAACGGAATATTTTTGGCTGAAAAGTGTTTGAAAAATAAGGGTCTGAGGTTTTGAAACCGGAACTTTTGGATTTTCATGATTTTGAACGGAATATTTTTCGCTGAAAAGTGTTTGAAAAATAAGGGTCTGTGGTTTTGGAACCGGAACTTTGGATTTTCATGATTTTGGATTTTCATGATTTTGAACGGAATATTTTCGGCTGAAAAGTGTTTGAAAAATAAGGGTCTGTGGTTTTGGAACCGGAACTTTTGGATTTTCATGATTTTGGATTTTCATGATTTTGAACGGAATATTTTCGGCTGAAAAGTGTTTGAAAAATAAGGGTCTGTGGTTTTGGAACCGGAACTTTTGGATTTTCATGTTTTTGAATGAGAAAATGTGTAAAAGTAAAAATTCTGAATATTCATTCACATGTATCTAACTAGGTAGGATGTTATTATTGTTCATATGGTGTTCGAGCATTTTTGTTTGGATTTCCATGTTTTTTTGAATAAGTATCATCATCGCAGACGTTAATTCTTGATTCTTGGTAATCGCTTCAAGTAAATATTGATTGCTTGTTGAGGATGAAGATGGCGATATAGTATCTGTATTAGGGTGTGTGGATATAGATTCAATACTTTGTAAATTTATAGATTTCATTTTACACTTGGCGATATGTGTATAAGTGGTAGTGCGAGATTTATATGTATTGTGACAAGTTGGGCATGAATAATAACCTTCGGATGTTTTGATAGGTGTTTTACCTGTATTACCGCCATCAAGATGTTTCTGTGTTAAAAGATGACGTTCATAATCTCTCTTTGATGTTGTTGTAAAACCACACGGTTCGCAATTATAACAAATACTATTATTGTTCATTTGTGTCCCATTATATGAGTTGTGTTTTTCATTTTGACCGCATTCATATTTACTCTTATTACATTCATTCTTTTTCGGGCGTATGTGTCCCGATTTCATCGGTTCTACACTATTCAACGTGGCATTCAATTCAAGATAATGATATTGCTCTTTTTGTCTCGCTTCATAAAGGTCTTTACAATTGTAAAAGGCAATTATCATCATTTGCCAGTTATCCCAACCACCGTTATTTCTAATCACTTGATATAATTTACAATTGTAATTCGGATAATTACTCTTCATACATGATGACATATGAGCCTTCTTTCGTTTAACAAAGTTAGTAGTATGACCCACATACAATTCGCTAATATTTTCATCCTTACAATAAATTTTATAAATAATTGTATTCGAGTAATCTATTTCATTATGTGAATTCATGATATAGAATCGATAGTAATTTTATATGTATAGACAAATATATTTATATAAAATTTTGAACGGAATAGCTGAAAAGTCGTTCAAACTTATATTTTGGTTCGTATAAGTTTGAAGGTTTGAAATTTTCATGATTTTGAACGGAATATTTTTGGCTGAAAAGTGTTTGAAAAATAAGGAGCCGAAGGTTTTGGAACCGGAACTTTTGAAGTAAAAATTCTGAATATTCAATTGTTTTCATTTTCAATTGCTTCTCCCTGACCACCACCCTTTTCAATCGCCACACGCTTTGCTACTTTCCGTATCACCTTATCTATATTCCCCTCCTTCTCTCCGTCGGTAACAATTTTTGATAACCTGATGTATTTCTCATTCTCTCGAGTGTTGCTATTCAAACAACGCGGGTTGGCTTTCGCCCATTCATTCACGAGGACCACATTCTTATGCTCCACCGCTAAGACGGCATTCGTCATTTTTGTGCGTTCGGGGCCTTCGCGTTGCCATTGGTTGTTCTCTTTCACGTAGAGGGTTTCGCGCTTGACGTCACTACAATGAACTGGTCGTTTGTATATGTCTGTTTTCTGGAGGTTGTCGATAAGGATGTTTGACATACCTTGGACATAACCTAAGCGGCCGACATTTTCCATGTCTGTCATACTCAACTGGATGGAATTCACGAAGTCCTTCATGTTCATCGCATCCTTACACTTCTCGTTCAAGAACATATTCATGTTGAAGGTTGGGTTATGACAATTCGTCATATTGTTGCTGTTTGTCGTATGAATCGTATTGTTGTTGAATTGCGATGTTTGTTGTGTTTGTTGTTGTTGTTGTTGTGACATTGATTTCAACATTTTCATCATCTGCTGGTTATCTTTAAGTAACGTAATAAACAACTCTTTTGTTATCGTGATTTTATCATCCACACACACTACATCATCGTAAGGTTGAGGTATAACGTTTTCAGAACTTTCTACAATATAACCTACAATCGTGTTTTCTTGGGGAGTTGTTTTATCATTATCTTGTTGTTCTTGTTGTTCTTGTTGTTGTTCTTGTTGTTGTTGTTGTTCTTGTTGTTTTTTCTCTTGCATTCGTAATTTACATTTTGCCTTATGCGGATAAATGCTGGTTCTTGATTTGAATGAACGATTACAATACTCGCACGGATAAAGTGGCGGAATTGTCGGTAAGGTGGGTTGGGTAATTATGACCTCATTATCATCAGCGACGGTTGTCTTATTAGGAGCAGCGGCATGTTTCTTAGTGGATAAATGACGATTGTAGTCCTTTTTATTATTCGTGATGAAATAGCAGGATTCACAGCTGTATATCATAGGTTTTTTTGCTTAATGGGTGTCTTTAATATATCGCTTTAATATATTTATTTGGAACGAGCGAAGACAAAATGATGGGTAAGAACTTACGCATCAGCAATCCCCAAAAAATAATCAGTAAGGTGTTTTTATGACGAAAATCACGGTTTGTGAGCATAATGGTAACAAACCCGTTTTTTGATGTTTATAATTTCGTGTTTCAAAACTTCCGCGAGCAAATGCCAAAATGGACATTTTTTCGGACAATCCTAAGCATAAGACAAGTTTCTACCCATTAAACCACCCAAACCATTCATTCTGAATTCGCATTTATACTTGTTTTCATTCAAAAAAATCTGAATTTGAACGGAATATTTTTCGCTGAAAAGTCATTCAAACTTATATTTTGGTTCGTATAAGTTTGAAGGTTTGAAAATTGAACGAAAAGTGTTCATTCGAACGGAATATTTTCGGCTTAGAAGTAAGAATTCCGAATATTCACCCCAAACCGAACTCTAACCCTAATATAATCGCAATCATCGAGAACCAACTAAACGCGTAATTCAACGAAGCACCGCGGATTTTGCCGTAGGCTCGTGCCATGAAAGGCAACATGATGAAAAAAAGCACCCACGATAAGAACCAACCGGTGAATGCGTAAGCTGAGAACCGGATGATTTCATCGTATTTATGGTATATTTCCATAAGAGTAAGCATCGTGGAAATATACATAATAATAACAATAAAAATAAAAATAATAATAGGCCTATTTCCTGTCACTGCGGGTTCTGTGACGGCGACTGTTCCTGCGTCGAGTGTTACGTCTTTGATTTCTCCGCGTTTGTCGCGGTTGTCGATGTGTTCTATTTCGTAATGAACGACGACGACGACGAGGAACACGCGGACGTCGCTTATTACCACCGTCGAGGTCGTCGTCGTCGCTATCGAATTTTTTTAGTTCGTTTCTCAGGTCTTCATCAATAGGAAGGACATTTTCTTTTACACTAACACTGCTGTCACGATTTCTTCGTTCGCAATCAGCCATACATAGTTTAAGCTCATCACTCAAATTTTCGTATTTATCATCTAATTCTTTTGCTCTTTCTGTTATCTCGGGTGTAAGCCTATCTTTTATATTTGTTTGAAAGGTTTGTTTATCTGTAATAATCTGGTTAATTTTGTTTTGTATATCTTGGCAATATTTATTGCAATTCATGTTCGTATTTATATATTTATTCGAAAATATTTCATTCCATTCCATCCCATTTCACTTAATGTCATCATGAAACGACGACGTTCCATATGGATATTTCTTCCCAGTTCGGATATCAACGTAGCCATTCGTATCCGCACAATTCTGAGCAGGCCATCCAATCGTCCAGTGCCATCCCGTAATGCGCGTAATTTCATCGCGGAGAACCATAACGTCTTCTGGGCATTCTTTCGCCAGATTTTCGCAATAGGCATAGTAGTGTTCGATGGAATGAAGATGAGACGGCACGATTTGCTGGTATGCGTGCCATGATTTGATGGAGTAGGTTCGGTATTTCTTCGGGTTCGAGAGGGCGGCGGCGGTCGCGGCGAGAGATGTCATCGTAGGTTGATCAGTAATCCCGAGTGAATGAAATAAAAACATTTCAATTTTATACAGAACATCAACTCACACCGACGCGAATATTCAGCCTACAAACCGGACATGTTTCATTTATAAGAAGCCAACGCGAAATACACGCATGATGAAATATATGTCCGCATGGTAATCCTAGCCATTGTTGTTGCGATTGGCTTTCCGCGGTGTCGTCTAAACAAATACAGCATTCTTTATCATGCGACACAAACGTGGCTAGCGGCAATACGAGTGAAATCATGCGTATTGGAACGTTTGCACCCGCCGCACCCGCCGCACCCGCCGCACCCGCACCATTCACCGCGCCTGCGCCTGCGCCATTCGGATAACACACGCAACAATAGATCCAACACGTAAATACAAAAGAACCAAAATAAACCATAAGAATAGCTAATACATGTATCATGAAGACGCTTTTACCTATTTCACAAATGGATGAAATATCAAAACTCGGCGGAAACGTGTAGATGAAATACCCGATTTTTAGTGCTAGTTCAGCCGCTGAAAATACAAATCGTGATTTGGGCCAGAGTCCCGCTTTCCATTCTTCGTATTCAGGTATCGAAATAAATACAGTGCCATACCTTTGATAATGATGATACTCATATCTCGCAGTATTTACGGCGGATAAACACATGAGTCCATTCATTATGATATAGATGAGTGGATTCACACAACGTGTTAAAGTTCCAACATAAAATACAAATCCGAGAGATTTTACAAGAAGGTATATTTTAGAAAAAAAACGGTGGTCATCATAGACGAAAGACGTCAGCATGAGCCGCCGGCTCGCACCTGTGCCATATTGGTTGGCAGGAGATGGGCCGAGATAAAAATCAAGCGCATAATCCATTATTATAAATAATAATTTATTTTCATAATTGATTATACAAATCAAAATAAACTTAAACCCTTTATGTCGTGTGTCGGCGTTGCTCTAAATCTAAATCCAGCTACCTCCGCCGCGAGGTTGGGCACGCATATCCATCGAACCACGAAGCCCGCCGCCGCCGGCTCCCAAACGCGAATACTCGGGTTGTTGAGGCGGAGCGCGATAAACCGCCTGTGCCGCGAATTGAGGGGGTGTTCCAACGGGGGCATATTGCTGTGGTTGAGGCATCGACTGACCACGTTGTGATCCGC